GAGTTTGGCATCAAGGCTAAGAACGAAGGCGAGAACATTCGATTCATCTTTCAAGGCAACGAGACGGTTGTAAAGAACACATCAGACAATATCGTTGAGTACTTAACCCGCTTGGGTGAGGTTGAGTTCGCTGGAGCTGCGGAGAAGCAGATGACAACTCTAGCTGGAGCACTTTCAAATGTAAAGGATGCTATCTTCCAGTTGAATGTTGAGCTCGGCAAGGATACCGCTGGATTTCTACAATCTAGGCTAGCCATACTCGAGGGCAACCTCAGGGGATTAAAAGCCGTTGTTCAAGATATTAAATTTGATAACACCAAGCTTGATGAGTTAACGGCAAACGAATTGCCACAACTGGAGAGAGCCTTTGGCGAGGCCCTACTTAAGCTCGAGCAGATGGAGAATTCTACAGCTAGGGGCAACCGAGGATTTGGCGCTCAAAAGCTATTGGTTAGGGATTTGCGAGAAGCCTACGAGCGAATCACCCAAGAGCAAGAGAAGCAGAGGTTGGATGCCCTCGAGACAGCGAAAAATGCAAAGGCTGAGGCTGAGGCTAAGTTTAAACTAGAATCCAGTGAGAAAGCCGCAACAGCATTAGCAGAGGCTCAAGCTGAGCTCGCATTACTGAAGGCTCACAGGGAAGAGGATGTCGTTGCATTAACCGCTGAGCGTGTTAGGCTTGAGGAGAAAGCCGTAGGGCTAGGTTTGAGGCTTGCTCAGATGAAGGAAGGCGGCTTTAGTGACGCTGACATCGAGAAGGCCAAGGAAGAATACATTAAAACTTGGATCGAAGCCGACAATCTAGGCAACAGTATCGATAAGCTCGGAGAGAAGAGCAATAAGATGAAAGAAGCCATCGAGCAGTTCGGCGATGCAGCTAGGCGAGGCTTCGCTGATGCTATCATCGAGGGCGAAGGCTTCAAGGGTGTCCTCAAGTCGATTCTAAAGGAGTTCGCTAAAGCACAGTTGCTAATGGCTATTGGTGGCTTTGGTAATGCCACAAACAAGCCTAGTGGATTGCTTGGCGCTCTAGGCAAATCATTCGGCGGGGGAAGAGCACGAGGCGGACCAGTTACAGCCAACACGCCGTACTTGGTTGGTGAGAAAGGCCCAGAGCTATTTACACCATCTGGCTCGGGATCGATCACACCTAACCATCGCACAGAAGCAGACGGAGGCGGATCAGTCAGCGTGGTCAATAATTTCTCAATCACTGGCGGAAACGACGAGATGCAGTCAATGATTGCTCAGTCCGTCTCAACTTCCGTTCAGCTGGCAGTTTCCAAGATTCAAGATAACAAACGCAGGAGAGTAAGCTAATGCCGACAATACCAACAACACCATCATTTCAATCAGTTCGGGTCAGTCGCTCTAGAGTGACGCCCATGACCAAGAGCCCATTCACTGGCGACATTCAGGTTTATGAGTGGGTTGGTTCAGACAAATGGCAATTTGATGCCGTTCTGCCACCGATCAGCGACAACACGCAAAAGGCTGCTTGGATCCAGTTTTTGATGGATTTGGAAGGCATGAGCGAGAGCTTTAGCTTTAACCTAAATGCTGCCAGTGGATCGCTTTACGATTACGCACAGGGGCAAACCACAAGTTACCCAACCAACTGGATTGCCCGTGAGCCGATGCAAAGCTGGTCTATTGACCAAGCTGGTCTGCTCGTTGGCATAACCATCAAAGCAATCGAAGCATAATGGCACGCAACCTAGAAGCAACAATTAGCAGCAACCTAGCGCTTGGCGTGGTAAAGCCAGCCTTCTTCGTCACTTTCGAGTTTCCTAGTGGAGACACACGTTGGTGGACGGGCTCGGGTAACCTCAGCTGGGATGACGGGACCGGAGACGGCTCACAGTCATTCATCGGCCTAGGTAATTTGACGAGCATTGAGCTACCGACTGAGACACAAGACGGATCTGCTCAAGGCCTCAACTTCGGCATCAGTGGCATACCATCTGCGAACACAAGCCTAGCGCTCACTGAGAACTACCAGAATTCACCCGTCACCGTTTGGCTGGCCACAATGTCAAATGCCACAACAATTAGTGGTACACCGTATCAGATGTTCTACGGTTTGGTAGATGTCATGGAGATGACCGATGACGGCTCCACTGCTGCCATCACTGTCAAAACCGAAGGCTTTGCATATGGTGTTGGCCCGAGCGAGGCTAGACGAACCGAGCAAGACCAGATAGAGCGGCACAGCGGTGATGAATCACTTCGTTACGTTGCTAAGCTCGAGGAGCAAGAATTCCTCTGGGGCGTCAAAGAGTAATGGATTGGGCAAATAACTGCTGGCATCAAGCTGTCGAGCGTATTGACCTACCCGACGAATTTAAGAGTGTGGATACGAGCTTAGCCGTAGCAAGACGAATAAAGCCCTCAGGCTCCATAGAATCGTTTTTATCCTCTCTTCCATACTTACAACCAGTTGACGTGAATAAAGCCCGTATAGGCGACCTGATGGTCTTCAGATGGTCTTCTAGGCTGCTAGACTTCACGATGGCTGTCAATTTAGATGGATTGGTCTCAATAGGACCATCCGATCACTATCAATCACATTTTAAAACACTAGATGCCCACGCGGCTTTTCGACCATGCCTCAATTCATAGCACCAGCCCTCACATCGCTCCTCGGTGGAAGCGTAATAGCAGGAACAATCGCAGCGCACTTGGTTGTCGCTGGCGTCACGATGGTGGGAGCTAACCTGCTCGCACCAAAGGTTGACTTCGGTAGTGCCAACACTAGGAGATCGCTAAACGTACGAGGCCGTAATCAGCGCAACGCCACGACGAACCGTCAGTACATCTACGGCCAAGTGAAGGTGGGTGGAACAGTTGCCTACATGGGCACGAGTGGTTCAGAGAACGAGTTCTTGCACATGGTATTGGTCCACTGCGACCACGAAGTTGAAGAATTAGGCGACCTATACGTCAACGGCGAGAAGGTTGAGATGGCGTCAGGCGGAGAAGGTGTCTTACGCACCACGAGCAGTGCCACAGATCGCTTCTACGAGTCGTTGTACATTGCAGATCACTTAGGCGGGCCTAATCAAACCTCGGCCGACTCAACGCTTGATGCAGCTACTGGCGACATCGATTCCCAAGATGCTTTCAAGGGTATGGCATACACTTACATCCGCATGGAGCTGAAGCAGCCTAGCGATGCCAACCCAGATGAAGAGAACGCATTCCCTAGCGGTATTCCTCAGTTCCAGCGTGTGATCAAGGGTATGAAAGTTTATGACCCTCGCGAAGCTGGCCACGATGCAGATGATAGCACAACTTGGGAATACAGCTCAAACTGGGCGCTCTGCACAGCCCACTTCCTTCAGTCAGACTTTGGCTATGGTCGATACGGCTTAACATACGACGAGATCAATAGCACCGAGCTAACGGCATCAGCCAACAACTCAGACGAAGAAATCAATGAGCTTTGGCCAGCTTGGCAAGCATCTGAGAGCTTTAGGCTAGCTGGCTACACAAGATCCATTGGCAGCTGGCTACTAACGAACACATACGGCGGGATAAGCGGAACTACTCAGCCCAACTTAACTGGGCTTGGTGTTGGTGATACTGTCTCCGACGGATTAATGACGTGGACGCTAAGGCATGACGGGATCAACACTGGTGTGAGGTACGAGCTCAACGGAATGGTTGACTCGCACGAGGATCCAATCGAGGTTTTGCGTAAGATGAAGACCGCAGCTAGTGGTATGGTTGAGTACGTTGGCGGAGAGTGGATCATTCGCTCGGGTAGATACATCGCACCAACCGTTACGCTGAACGAGTCTGACTTTAGCAGCGGTATAAGCGGAACGACCAAGGATGACCGCACGAGCGCGGTTAACACGGTCAAGGGCGTTATAGCTGACAAGCTAGATAGCTACCAAGTAATTGACGCACCATCGATCACTAACAGCACATTTGTCACGCAGGATGGTGGAGTTGAGTCAGTCAAGGAGATGGAACTCCTGTACACTAATAGCCACAAGACTGCTCAGAGGCTATTTAAGATTGAGCTGAACAAGGCTCGCCAATCAATCACGCACAAGGCCAGCTTCACATCTAAGGCCATGCAGCTTCAGGTTGGTGACACATTCCAGCTTAACTTTGCCAAGTACGGCTACGTTAATAAGGTCTTTGAGGTTTGGTCGCATCAGTTGGTCGTTAATAACGGCGCGCTTCAGGTGGAGATGGAATTCAGGGAGACAGCCACGAATGTCTATGACTGGGACCACACGACAGACGAAACTGCGCTTGATCCATCACCGAACACAACACTACCTAGCCCTTACGACGTTCCAGTTGGCCCTACGCCAGTGGCAACATCGGGCACATCGACATTGGTTCAGACAGCTGACGGTACAATCTTGCCATCGATCCACGTAAGCTGGACAGCTGCAACAAATGCCAACGTGATAGGCTACGAAGTGAGATGGGAGCGATCAACTGGCGTTTATGGCTCAGTTACTATAAACGGCAGAGAGAGCACATCGACCGTCATCGGCGGCGTGGTTGAGTTTGCGACTTACCCAATTGAGATTAGGTGCATAACTCCGCTGAAGATTGGCTTATGGGGCACAGCAACATCTCACTTGGTCGTTGGTAAATCCGCTCCACCATCAACACCAACCAATCTCGTAGCCATACCCGTCATTGACGGTGTTAGCTTGACAGTGGACGAGCACCCAGATGTTGATTTTAAGCGCTTCCTGATCTACCAAAACACAAGCAACTCGCAGCCAACTACTCACTCTTACACAACGACCGACACAACCAAGACGATTAACGGCTTAACAGCTGGGACTCAATACTACTTTTGGGTTGAGGCTGAGGATACAACAAACCACACAAGCTCGGCCACTTCCTCGGTCACAGCCACGCCTGACGCAGCTGATACCGGACCACAGGGACCCGCTGGCTCAGATGCCGTTGGATTGATTATTCCGTCTTACCTAGAGCAAGTCAATTCCGATTATGACGACTACGATCCAGTTGGCAAGACCATCACTCCAACGGTTTTGCTAGGCGACAATAATGTTACCTACAACGCAAGCCCCACAAACAACAGATGGAGATACAAATCTGGGCTGACTTACACTGGGGGAACCGCAGCAACGACAACCTCAACAGGTGGTTTAGGCTTCTCCACTCACACGGATGGCGTAAGCAAGCTCGAGGTTGAGGGTGTTATTATTTACAGGAACGCCTCATCTGTAGAAACCGAGCTGGATTTCACTGCTCAATGGGTGCTTTCCGGTCAAGGCGTACTGGGTGCTACTGGCCCTACTGGCCCTACTGGTGCTGATGGTGCTGACGGTGCTGACGGTGCTGATGGTGTTGATGGGACAAACGGTACTAATGGGACAAACGGAACCAATGGTACGGACGGATCAGATGGTGCTGATGGATCAGATGGCGCAGATGCTAAGCTTGAGCACAACGGGCTAATCTACTACACAACGAATCAACAAGCTCAGCCGGGCGTGCCTAGCGCGTCTTCTTATACGTTTAGCACGAGATCCTTCACTGGCTTAAGCGGAGGATGGCAAACCACTCCAGTCGAGGTTGTCATCACTGATACAACCAAAAAATACTGGGTTGCTCGCTACGATGTAACAGAGACCACAGCCGGCGGCAACACTGGAGCGCCTAGCTTTAGCACTCCTACGGGATCAATCAACTTTGGTGATGACATTCAGTCTGATAATTACAACAGCACAACAGAGACTGGCTGGAAAATAGAGCGCAACAGTGGCAACGCTGAGTTTTATGGCGACGTAAAGATTGGAACGGACAACCTTCTTAGTGTTGTTAATGATCTAGTGACAACCACGTCATCTGATCACAGAGAATGGGAGGGCGCTGACGGAGCAGTTGCTCGGGGTATATTTACTCAGCACGA